TATATTTTATACTTGGTATAATGGCATTAGGGTTAGGAATAGGACTACAAAATGAAAATAAGGTTTTAGAAGCGTTTAGCTTGACTGATGTTGCAGGATTGCAACTATGGGCTAAGAACAAAACAGGTGTAACTACTGGAGCTACCTTAACTTGGGCTGATCAATCTGGTAATGGAAATGATCTAACCCAAACTGTCCTAAATTCTCAACCTACATATAGCTCTGTCGATGGTAGCTTTGATTTCACTGGCTCAGATAACGCTGTACCTTTATATATGGATATGGATGCTCAACTGTCGCTACAAGCTTTTAGTGCATTTTACGTAATAGAAATGACTATTGATGCTGTTAATGAGTTCTATGGTCTTTCTCAGCTTAAAACTGACCCTAACAATAGATATATACAAATGTTCGGTAACACTACTGCAACTTTCAGTTACCTTATTGGAGGCTCTGGCGCTACTACTAAAGTAAACGCCTTGCAAAACACTAGTAATGCTCCTACCAACGGTACGAAATTTATATTTGGCGTTAGCAAGGATGCTATTGTTAGCGGAACAACTGTCTTTACTAACGATGGTAATACAATGAACTCGTCCACTACATATACTAGTCCTGCGCCAATTCAAGTTGATACTTTAGGCTACAAGGTTAATGGTGGTAGAAGTTTTGACGGAAAAATATATGAGGTTGCTTTTTACAACCAATACATAAGTGGTGGTGACTATACTAACATAATTAACGACTTAAAGTCTAGAAACGGAATATCTTAATATGAAATACTATATAAACAACGAAATAGAAACAAAAAGAGTGTTAGCGCTTGTTGATGCTGGATTAAAGTTATCTAGCCCCAATACTGCATCATTAATATTTCCTGTTTACAGAACAACTGACTTTACTTTTGGAATAACTAAAAACGAAGAACAATACTTAACGGCAGATGATCTGCTGAATGTATTTGAAAATGAGCCTGATATAGTGGAAGGAGCTGCTCCTGTAAACTTGGCTTAATATTATTAATCAAATTAAATTAAATAAAATCATGGCAAAAAGAAAGACGCCGAAGGTGGCTAACCTTAGAAAAGACAAGATTAGTGACGAGCAACTGCGAAGGATGCAATCACTAGTAAAAGCAATAAGCACCACTCAGAATGATATAGGTGTTACTGAAACAAGAAAACACAACTTACTTCACCAGGTATTCGAATTACAAGACCTACTTTCTAAACTTCAAGGGGAGTTTCAAATAGAGTATGGAACTACAGATATTAGCATAGCTGATGGTAGTATAAACTACAAAGAAGATGGGCAAGCTAATTCGTAAGATAACAATAGGTAAGGATTACAAAGTTGACTCTATGCACTACTCTATTGGACAGTTAGTGTATGGAGGTCATACTATATGTGATATATTAGAATCTAAAGAAAAATACAGTATATATATCAAGAAAGATAAAAATGTATTGCCTTGGAAAGACTTCAATAAAAACATGGCTGTTTCAATAGAGTACGATTTAGAGTATTAATGAAAGCACCTTTTGATTTTATTATTGAACCACTAGGTGGTAGATATAATAACTCTATAGATGTTGACGGTAAAAGTCTGATATTAAACACAGAGGTGTTTAACCACCAGTACGTAAATAGAGAAGCTAAAATAATATCTGTACCTACCATGTTAAAGACCGAATTAAAGGTTGGCGATATAGTAGTAGTGCATCATAATGTATTCAGAAGGTTTCACGACGTACGTGGTGTAGAAAGAAATAGTAGATCATACTTCAAGGAAGATAAATACTTTGTAACAGAAGATCAAATATTTCTTTACAAAAGGTGTGACAAGTGGCAAGCTTTAAATGGCTATGTTTTTGTTAAGCCTATAAAAAATATTGATATATTTAGCGAATCAAAAGAAAGACCACATATAGGTATAGTCAAGTATACTGACGGCAGCCAAAATATTGGTGAATTAGTAGGTTTTTTACCTTACAATGAATTTGAATTTATAATAGATGAAGAACGCTTTTACAGGGTTCTATCTAAAGACATTACAATTAAATATGAATATCAAGGAGACGAAGAAGAGTATAATCCAAGCTGGGCATAAAGCTGTTGAAGAACTTATTAAGGTTGCTAAAGAAGCTATTGTTGATGGTAATGATGATATTACTGCCGATAGACTTAAGAACGCTGCTGCTACAAAGAAGCTCGCTATCTTTGATGCCTTTGAGATACTTAATCGTATTCAAGAAGAACAAGATTTGCTTGATGGTAAGGCTCCTGAAGATAAGAAAGAAAAAGTTTTTAAAGGTTTTGCAGAAGGTAGATCTAAATAATGTACGAACAAACTTTATATAAAGTAATAGATCCAATTAGATCTAACGCCATTAAAAGACTTAATAAGTCTAAGAAGTGGAAATACGGTTATGACAAAGAGCATGACGTAGTTGTTATATCTAAAACTGGGCAGATAGGTGAGATATATGAAATCGAAGGATTAAAAATAGCTTTACCTAAAGCTCCATCCAATGTTTACGAGCATGAGACTAAAAAGTGGGTTGCGTTTGAAAATCCTAAAGCATTATCTAAGCTAAAGAATATATTTGACTGGAGAGATTACCCTGAAGATCAAAAAGATCAATGGTATGGATATATCGACGAAGAGTTTCAACGTAGAGAAGATGGTTTCTGGTTCAATAATGACGGAGACAACACTTATATCACTGGTACTCATTACATGTACTTACAGTGGACTAAGATTGATATAGGTTGTCCAGACTTCAGAGAATCTAATAGATTATTCTTTATATTCTGGGAAGCTTGTAAAGCTGATACAAGATGTTACGGTATGTGTTATCTTAAGAATAGACGTTCTGGTTTTTCTTTTATGAGTTCCGCAGAAACAGTAAATCAAGCTACAATATCAAGTGATGCTAGGTTTGGTATATTATCCAAGTCTGGTGCAGATGCAAAGAAAATGTTTACGGATAAGGTTGTACCTATATCTATTAATTACCCTTTCTTTTTTAAACCTGTTCAAGATGGTATGGATAGACCTAAGTCTGAACTAGCTTATCGTGTACCAGCCTCTAAGTTTACTAGAAAGAAAATACAATCTAAAGAAAGTCTAGAAGAAATAAAAGGACTAGATACTACTATAGACTGGAAAAACACAGGAGACAATAGTTATGATGGTGAAAAACTTGCTTTATTAGTCCACGATGAAAGTGGTAAGTGGGAAAAGCCAGATAATATATTAAACAACTGGAGGGTTACAAAAACCTGCCTTAGATTAGGTAGTAGAATCATTGGTAAGTGTATGATGGGTTCAACGTCAAATGCTTTAGATAAAGGTGGTTCTAATTTTAAGAAATTATATAACGACAGTGATGTCACAAAAAGAAATGCAAATGGTCAAACACGTTCTGGTTTATACTCTCTGTTTATCCCAATGGAATGGAACTATGAGGGCTTCATTGATGAATTTGGAAAACCTGTCTTCGATACTCCCCGACGCGACGTTCGTGGACCCGACGGTGAACTAATAGACGTAGGTATAATAGAGTATTGGAACAATGAAGTAGAAGGTTTAAAAGGGGATCAAGATGGTTTAAATGAATTTTATCGTCAGTTTCCAAGAACCAAAGAACATGCCTTTAGAGATGAAACTAAAAGCAGTCTATTTAATCTAACTAAAATATACGAGCAAATAGATTATAACGAAGGTATTAGAAATACTTCTGTAATAACAACAGGAAGCTTTCAATGGGTTAATGGAGTTAAAGATACGCAAGTAGTTTTTACACCTGATCCAAATGGAAGGTTTAAAGTTAGTTGGGTTCCGCCTAGAAATCTTCAAAATAGAGTGATAGTTAAGAATGGAATGAAATATCCTGGTAACGAACACGTTGGAGCATTTGGCTGTGACAGTTATGATATTAGTGGTACGGTTGATGGTAGAGGTTCTAATGGAGCGCTTCATGGTTTAACAAAGTTTTCAATGGAAGACGCACCTAGAAGTAGCTTTTTTTTAGAATACATAGCAAGACCTGCTACTGCAGAGATATTTTTTGAAGATGTTCTTATGGCTTTAGTTTTTTATGGTATGCCTATTTTGGCTGAGAATAACAAACCAAGACTATTATATTACTTAAGAAGAAGAGGTTACAGGGGATATTCTATGAATAGACCAGATAAGGCTTGGAATAAACTATCTGCAACTGAAAAAGAAGTTGGAGGTATGCCAAACTCAAGCGAAGATATTAAGCAAGCACATGCTGCTGCTATTGAAATGTACATTAACGACCACGTAGGTCACTTAGGTGATGGGAATTATGGTTCAGTATATTTTCAAGAAACACTGAATGATTGGGCTAAGTTTGATATAAATAAAAGAACAAAGCATGATGCATCTATTAGCTCAGGGTTAGCTATAATAGCGTGCAATAGACATTTATACACACCAGATAAACCAAAGGTAAAAATAAAACAATTTAGTATAGGTTTTTCAAGATATAAGAACGATGGATCGTCATCACAAATAATTAAAGATTAAATATGTCTGAGTCAGTTATTAAAAGCACCTTTCCTAGTCAAGTCGTTAGCGACTTAGAGAAGATTAGCTATGATTATGGTATGAAGGTGGCTAAAGCTATTGAGCAAGAGTGGTTTAGTGATAGCTATAGTAGTTATAGTAATTATAGGTATCAAGACAATCAAGCAAATTTCCATAGGCTTAGATTATATGCTAGAGGAGAACAATCAATACAAAAATACAAAGATGAGTTATCTATAAATGGTGATTTGTCTTATTTGAATTTAGACTGGAAGCCAGTACCCATTATCCCCAAGTTTGTTGATATTGTAGTTAATGGTATTGCAGATAGAACTTACGATATAAAAGCTTATTCTCAAGATCCTTTTGGCGTAGAGAAAAGAACTGAGTACATGGA